GATCAAGAACAAATACAAGCATACATTGATGCTTGTATTGCAGTAAAAGCAAAGTATCCTAAACCAGAGCAATTATGAGCACTTTAAATTTTGGTTCAGTATCAATAAATGGAACAACTGGAGTAATTACTGGAGCAATTCGTGCAGAAGGTATTATTCCAGTTGGATCTGTAATTTATTTTGCAAACTCAACAGTTCCAACTGGATATTTGAAGTGTAATGGTGCTTCATTATCAACTACAACTTATTTAAGTTTATTTTCTGCAATTGGTTATACTTATGGTGGTAGTGGAGCATCATTTAGTGTTCCAGAACTAAGAGGAGAATTCATTAGATCTCTTGATGATGGTAGAGGTGCCTATGATTCAGGAAGATCTATTGGGTCATTTCAAGATCAAGATTGGAAATCTTTATGGATTAATGAAGTTGGTTATGGATGGGAGGGGGGATATACTCATGGGCCATCTAATACTGGTAAAGGAATTTATGGGATTAATGGTTGGGCTGGAGCACAATTTACTGGAGAATGGAACAATCCATCTGCGGCACAAGGTTACTTATGGGGAAGTGATGAAGTTAGACCTAGAAATAGAGCATTGTTAGCTTGCATTAAATACTGAAAATGTCAACTATTAACATTGGAGCAGATCCATCTAGTAGAGTAGTTTTAGATGGAACAAACAATCAAATTAATAATGCAATTAGAGCTAATGGAATATTTCCAACTGGTGGTATAATATTTTGTGCTTACAATAGAATTCCAGAAGGATATCTAAAAGCAAATGGTGCTTCACTATCAACTACAACTTATTCAGATTTATTTTCTGCAATTGGTTATAATTATGGAGGTAGTGGGGGATCATTTAATATACCAGATTTAAGAGGAGAATTTGTTAGATCATTTGATGATGGTAGAGGTGCCTATGATTCTGGGAGATCAATATCATCATTCCAAGATCATGATTGGAAATCCTTATGGATTGTTGAAGTTGGTGGTGGATGGAGTGGTGGATATACTCATGGACCATCTAATACTGGTAAAGGAATTTATGGGATTAATGGTTGGACTGGAGCACAATTTACTGGAGAATGGAGCAATCCATCTGCAGCACAAAGTTACTTATGGGGTGGTGAAGATGTTCACCCAAGAAATAGAGCATTATTGGCTTGCATTAAATACTGAAAATTATTTTTTTAAAATTTTATGGACTATTTGATTTGGGAAAAGAAAAATTTATTAAGTGATAACATTTGTGATGTTATAATTGATAGATTTGAAAAAGATTCTAATAAAATTAAAGGGAGAATTGGTAGTGCTACCCATGAAGGATCTACATATGATCCAACAGTTAAAAAATCTTTAGATTTACATTTTATTAATAATCCAGAAAATTGGTTTGATGTTCAGGAAACATTACACACTAAATTACAAGAAGGAATTCAAGAATATTTTACATATCTTTCCAATTTAAATTTTCCTGCAGGATTCTCTAAAGATCAAGACATTAAAGACAGTGGATTTCAAATACAAAAAACAGATCCAAATGGATTTTATAAGTGGCATAATGATTTTTACACAGTAGGCAATTATGCAAGAATTTTAACTTATATTTTTTATTTGAATGATGTAGAAGAAGGTGGAGAAACTGAATTTATTAATGGTGAAAAAATTAAACCCGAAAAGAGAAAATTATTAGTATTCCCTGCATCTTGGACTTATGTACATAGGGGCAATTCTCCCATAAATACCTCTAAATATATCTGTACAGGTTGGATGTATTTTCAATACTAATTTACTATAATAAATGTTATGAAAATTTATAATTATCACATGGAAACTAAACATTATTTGGGAATTTCCAATGCTGATGAATCTCCATTAGAACCTGGAGTATTTTTAATTCCAGCAAGCGCAACAACAATTGCACCTCCAGAACCACAAGTAAACAAAGTTCATATATTTAATGTAGAATCTAATTCTTGGGAAACAATTGAAGATTTGAGGGGGAATTATTTTTCAACAGCAGAACAAAATATTGGACTCTACATAAACAATCAAAACCCCAAAAATGCTCCAGAAAATTCTACAAAAGAAACTCCTCCAGCAATAACACCAAATCAAAAACTTGTTTGGACTGGAGAATCTTGGGATGTAGAAAATGCACCAGAGTTGTCAGCAGAAGAAAAACTTCAAAATGTTGGATTATCTGTTGAAGAACTGAAGAGTCTTTTAGGTTTAGTGTAAAATGAGCACAGCAACTGCTTATACATTAAATTGCACTAGTATAAATCATTCCTCAGGAACTGCTGCTATAACAATTGATAGTAGCAATAGGGTAAGAAGACTTAATTTACCTGTTTTTTATGGATGGAGAGATATTGGATCTGAATCATGGGAAAACTTTGGAACAACGCCAGTAGTTTACAATTACAATATTGCTGTAACTAATAGGGGAAATTGTTATAATACTGGAACTGGAGTCTTTACTTGCCCATTAGCAGGAGTTTACCTTATTCATTGTGGATATTTGGGAGGAAATACTGGCAGTTTTTCGTCAATGTGGGTTTTTAAAAATGGGGTAAATCAAACTGCTAATGGAGTTCATCATAATGTAGGTAATTATTATAAAGTAAACTCTCAAGTTTTTGCAATTAATTGTGCAGTTAATGATCTATTAACATTAAGAGTAATAACAGGAAACGCTACAATATATGGAAGAGAGCATTCTCACTGTTCAATTTGGTATCAGGGGTAAGAAAAATGAGTTCATTAACAGTTACTACATTAAGAACAGATACTATAAAATCTTTTAATAGTTTAACCAATTCTATATCTATAGATTCTTCTGGAAGAACAACTGTTTCATCCCAACCAGCTTTTTATGGATACAGATCTGCTGGTGAAGTTTGGGAAAATTATGGAGCAACACCAGTAGGTTATAATTATAATGTTGCCGTAACTAATAGGGGAAATTGTTATGATACATCTACTGGAGTTTTTACTTGTCCTGTGTCAGGAGTATATGCAGCTTGTCCAGGAGCTTTGACTGGAGCAAATGGAGGATATGTAACATTATATGTATATGTTAATGACGTAAATAGAACAGCAAGGGGAGTTCATACAAATACATCTGGTACTAGTAATTGGTTTCATGGTTCTACAGTTTTTATGGTGAGATGTGATAAGAATGACAGAATACAAATTAGAGTTGCTACTAGTGCAGCATCAATTTATGCGGGCACATACTCTCATTGTTCAATTTGGTTGTATAGTTAGGTAAAGTTATGAGCACATTAATTACAACAAATCTTGTAACTTCTGATATTAGATTTACTGGAGCAACTACTTCATCTATTAAAATAGATGAAAATGGAATGATGATTATCAATGAAAATCCATTCTTTTATGGATGGAGAGATATTGGATCTGAATCATGGGAAAACTTTGGAACAACGCCAGTAGTTTACAATTACAATATTGCATCAGAAAATAAGGGGGGACATTATAATACTACAACTGGAATTTTTACTTGCCCATTAGCAGGGGTTTATTTAGTTTGTCCAAGTATGCTTGCTGGACAAGGAGGATCATATGCATATCTTTTCGTTTATAAAAATGGAGTAAATGTAACTGCAAGAGGAATACATTCTAATACAGCTGGATTAAATTTGTGGCACATTAATAGTTATACATTTGCAGTAGATTGTGCAGTTAATGATCAATTACAAGTAAGAATTATAACTGGTAATGCTAATGTGTATGGGAGAGAGCATTCTCACCTATCAATATGGTATTATGGATAAATAAATAGAAATGTTATTATTAAAATAATTATGGAATATACTGTTGTATTAAATGCTGCTGAAGATAAAGCTTTAGCTCATGTTACATATAATCCTCAAGAATGGATTCAATCTACAATTTCAGAAAGATGTAGAGTAGCAATTGAAGAAATTGTAGCAAAAGAAGTGGAAAGAATTACATCTGGTGGAGAAGGAACTATTTCTGGTTCTAAAGAAACCATTGTTATTAATGCTCCTATTAAATCTGGTAAAGAAATTCAAGATGAATTTAATGCTCAATTAGCATCACCCACTCTTCCAACTCAAGAATAATAAAATACTTTAACATAAAATATTATCTTAAAACCTGACAGAGTTATCCTACTCATGGTTTGAGATCTTGTCAACTTGACACCCTCAAGACCTCATGTTATCATGTAAAAGTCTTGAGGGTTCTTTGTATCTTTGAGACCCCAGACCCGTCTTTGGTGGTGGACGGTTTAGTTAGTGTCCTAAGGGGGTGTGGTGGCCCCCTTTTTTTGTGCTATCCTGTAAGGACAGTAAAGAAAGCAGTTCATGTCAGTCAATCTTGAAGTTAAAGGTTCTCTTGCCAAATGTCTGGCAACTGAGAATCTTATCATTGAACATAAGAAAGTATCTACTGCATCCTTTGATGTAGATCGCAGGATTCTTGTTCTTCCTATGTGGGATAAGGCATCTGCAACTGTTTATGATCTTCTTGTAGGTCATGAAGTGGGTCATGCTCTGTTCACTGATAACATTGACTGGACTGTAGATTATTCTGATGTTCCTAAGGATTTTATCAATGTGATTGAGGATGTTCGTGTAGAGCGTCTGATGAAGAAAAAATATGCTGGTCTTGCTAAAACTTTTTACAATGGTTATAATGAACTGAACAGTGATGATTTCTTTTCAGTAAAAGATGAGAATCTTGACAATCTCTCTTTTATTGATCGCATCAACATGTACTTCAAGATTGGTGCATTTCATAACATTGCATTCTCAGATCAAGAGAATGAGTTTGTAACTCGTATTAGTCAACTGGAAACTTTCCAGGAAGTTCTTGACATTTCTCGTGAGATTGTTCAGTTCTTGAACTACAAGAAAAAGCAACTCACTGAGATGCCTGAAATTGTTCAAAATCAAGGGGAAAGTGGGGAAGAAGTAGATCTTCCTGAGAATTCTGAACAAAATACTCCTAGTGATTCTATGGATATTGAGCAGGAATCTCAAGAATCTTCTTCCACTGATGGTGAGTCTCAGGGTGAAGAATCAGTGACTATGGAACAGGAAACACCCTCTGGTAGTGGTAGTGAACCTAGCGATAAGCATGGTGATGAGTTTGAGTCAAAGACTTCTCAATCTTTTGATGAAAAAGCACAGGATCTGACTAACAAGTTTGGTCAAGAAACTCTTTATGTAGAACTGCCTGAAATCATTCTTGAGAATGTAGTCATTCCTAATGATTATATTCATTCAAAGTGCAAAGAACATTATCAATCTGGTCCTGCATGGGCTAGTGAATGGTATGCTTCTGTTTCTCAGGATTATCTTTCTTACAAAAAGTCTGCAGAGAAAGAAGTCTCTTACCTTGTAAAAGAGTTTGAGTGTAAGAAATCTGCAGATCAGTATGCTCGTTCTACTACTGCACGCACTGGTATTCTTGATACTAGCAAACTGCATACTTACAAGTACAATGAAGATTTGTTCAAGAAAGTTTCTGTTATTCCTGATGGAAAAAACCATGGTCTGATCTTCATTCTTGACTGGTCTGGATCTATGTGTGACTGGATTCTGGATACTTGCAAGCAAATGTACAACCTGATTTGGTTCTGTAAGAAAGTAAACATTCCTTTTGAAGTGTATGCTTTTACTATAGATTGCAACTCTTATGTTGACATTCAACCAAATCATCCTCCTATCTACAATAAAGTAGCAAATGTTGTTGCTCCTGAGAATTCTTTTAGACTTCTCAACTTCTTTAGCAGCAAGACTAGCACTCGTGAACTTGATGTGCAGATGAAAAACATCTGGGCAGCATGTTATGGTTTCCAGAAGAAGAATGGCAGTGTTCCTCGTCATCTTGACTTGTCTGGTTCTCCTCTTGGAGATACCATGCTTGCACTTCATGCACTCATTCCAGATTTCCAAAGGAAGAACAAACTTCAGAAAGTGAATGTTGTATTTTTGACTGATGGTGAGGGTTATGTTAATGCCACTACCCAAACTAAAAAGAATAATAGTAATCAAGAGTATGTTGGATTTACTAAAGCATTCAACACAACTATTCGTAACAGAAAGAATGGTAGAGTTTATCCTTCTTATGAGTATGGTAACTTCCCAAAGTATTCCAAAGTTCTTCTTTCCACTCTCAAGGATAAGTTTCCTACAGTAAACTTCATCAATTTCAGAGTTGTTCCTGGTAAGGATTTTAGAACTTGCCATACTTGGTATGGTAGGGAGTTTGGTGAGTATGAGAAAGCAAAAACTGTTTATAGAAAAGAACAGTTTATTAGTTTCCCTGGAACTGGATATGATCAGTTCAATGTGATTCCTACCACTACTCTTTCTCAAGATGAGAAGTTTGATGTAGAGGAAGGCGCAACTAAAGCACAAATTAAAACTGCATTCTCTAAAATGCTTGGTAAAAAGAAAACAAATAAGAAACTTCTGTCCTCATTTGTTGATCTGATTGCCTGATGTGCCAGTCTGGGAACTGTCTACTAAGTGGTTCCCAGACCCCTGATCCATGCTATCATTACAAAGTAATCAACCCAAGACCATGCAAGAACAAATTATCAATTTGCTTAAAGAACAGTTTGGTACTGAAATTGATGCAAGTGCTGTTCATGCAGTTGCAAATCAACTGAATACTTCTTATGCTACTGCATCTAAGTATCTACAAGCATACAAAACTGGTCGTGGCAAATGGAATCTGGAGGCAACCGTGAAAGAACTAGAAGAAACTTACAACTCTCTTGCTGCTGAAGGTACTGATACTGTACAAACTCTTGCAGCAGTTGTTCAAAATCTTATTCCTAAAAAAGATGATACCTTCGTCAGCTTTGGTAACTTTAGTGATATTAAAAAGGTTGTATCCTCTGGTTTCTTTTACCCTGCTTTCATCACTGGTTTGTCTGGCAATGGCAAAACATTTGGTGTAGAGCAAGCATGTGCACAACTTAATCGTGAACTGATTCGTGTCAATATTACTATTGAAACTGATGAAGATGATCTGATTGGTGGGTTCCGCCTTGTTAATGGTGAAACTGTATGGCACAATGGTCCTGTGGTTGAAGCAATGGAGCGTGGTGCAATCCTCCTTCTGGATGAGATTGACCTTGCTTCCAATAAAATCATGTGCCTTCAATCTATTCTAGAAGGTAAGGGTGTGTTCCTGAAAAAAATTGGTAAGCATGTTGTACCTAAAGAAGGTTTCAGTGTGTTTGCCACTGCCAACACTAAAGGTAAAGGTTCTGATGATGGTCGCTTTATTGGCACTAATGTTCTCAATGAAGCATTCCTTGAGAGGTTCCCTATCACCTTTGAGCAGGACTATCCTACTCTAACTATTGAGACCAAAATCTTGACAAAAGTTGCAGAATCTCTTAGCATTCCTATGATTGGAGAGCACACTGATTTTATTAAACACCTGTGTACTTGGTCTGAGATTATTCGTAAGACCTTTGCTGATGGTGGTATTGATGAAGTAATCTCTACCCGTCGTCTTGTCCACATTATGAAAGCATACTCTATCTTTGGAAAGAAAGATAAGGCAATCAAAGTTTGTCTGAATCGCTTTGATGATGAAACCAAAACCACTTTTGTGGAATTGTATGATAAGATTGATGCTGAATTTAAGCAACAGGAAGAGGGTTCCTGACCCTTTCCTGCATATATAAAAACATACTCTACTTCTAAATTTCTTATGAGTACTATTTTCTTAGAAAAGGACGCAGATACAATCTACGAAGAGTTGGAAGAAAATTCAGAAGATTATGAAGAAGAGTATAGAGAAGATAGAATGGATCAGATGATCTCCAGATATGGTTATTGAAGAGGTTACTATGATTCAGAATATAGAAGATTTTATTGCAGTGGAGCATTATCAAGAGTTGGAAGAGTTTGCAAAGTATCTTGGTGTTGATTACGAAGATTACTTAGAACATTTGCATCCTGATGTTGACTTTGATGATGTTTCAATGTAATCTGTAAGGGTGGAAGGTTGCCCCACAGAGAGTGAACCCAAAGGGCAAGGGAGGCAGACAATGTTACACAGTAGTTGGTTCGAATCCAACCACTCTCACCTTATGGGCAGTCAAGGTCCAAACTTGATATAAGTCCCGCCCCCTCCATGCCTCTTAACAATGCACAAACAGGAGGGCATCTGTTTCAGTAGCTCAGATGGATAGAGCCACTCACTTCTAATGAGTTGGTCGGGGGTTCGAGTCCCTCCTGAAACGTTATTTAATTTAATTTTATGGAAGCACAAAAAGATTGGTGGGTAAGTGCAAATGAGGAATGGGCAGTAATTCCTTATGCAAATAAATACATGCTGATATACAAAGGACAACAAATATCAGTTCACAATACAATAGAAACTGCCAAAAAAATTGCACTGAAGGAGTCTAAAAAGAAATGAGTATCTTGAGCATTGAAAGTATTAGTCTTGATGATGATGGATCTGTTTATGTAACTGCTGTAGTTGAAGATGCAGTTGAAACTTATGCGCCAACTTTCTATGATCCTGCTGAGTATGGTCCTGGATTGTGTGAGGCAAGTTTTACTTTTGAGGAAGAACAAACTTTTCCAGATAATGATGAAGAACTAATTAAACTTCTGGAAGAACTTGACTTAGAGTGGAATTTGGTGGATAATAGTGATTACTACCTTGATTGAATATGACTAAAAGAGCTCTTATTACTGGTGGTGCAGGATTTATTGCTCACCACCTTATTGGATACATTCTCAAAGAAACTGACTGGGATGTTGTAACTCTAGACAGACTTGACTATAGTGGAAATCTTAATAGATTGAATGACATCCTTTGTGATTTTACAGCAGATGATCGTAAACGTGTAAAAGTTGTATTCCATGACCTTAAAGCAGAACTCAATCCTCTCATTAAATCAGAAATTGGTAAAGTTGATTACATTCTTCATCTTGCTGCTGGTTCTCATGTAGATCGCAGTATTGAGTATCCTATGGAGTTTGTTCTTGATAATGTTGTGGCAACCTGTAACATTCTAGAGTTTGCAAGAACACAGAAAGACAACCTAGAAAGATTCATTTACTTCAGCACTGATGAAGTATTTGGTCCTGCTCCAGATGGAATCAAATACAAAGAGAATGATAGATATAATTCTACTAACCCATACAGTGCAACCAAGGCAGGAGGTGAAGAACTTGCTGTAGCATATGAGAATACTTATGGACTTCCCATTTATATTACTCATACTATGAATGTATTTGGAGAGCGTCAGCATCCAGAGAAGTACATTCCTATGTGCATCAAGAAGTCTAGAGATGGTGAAAAAGTAACCATTCATAGTGACTCAACTTGTACAATTCCTGGGTCTAGACATTACATCCATGCTGAGGATGTTGCTAGTGCAATTCTATTCCTTCTGAACTATCAAGGTAGTCTTGAATATACCTATGGTGGTGCTAAGTGTCCTAAATTCAACATTGTTGGTTCAGAAGAACTAAACAACCTTGAACTTGCACAAATCATTGCAGAGGCACAAGGCAAAGAACTTAATTATGAATTGATTGACTTCCATTCCTCACGACCAGGACATGACCTTAGGTATGCACTTGATGGTGATAAGATGAGAGAAATGGGTTGGGAACCTGCCAAGTCAGTTAGAGAAAGAATTGCAGATGTAACCAATTGGACCTTGAAAAATGAAAGGTGGATTACAATTTAACTAGATAGTAAATAAATTTTGGAGGTGTATGACTCCTCTATTTCTCACAACAATTATATCTTGCACACAAGCAGTTGGAATAATACACAAACTTACAAATGTTGTGGGATTAACTGAAATTCAGAAAAAAGAAATTTTAGTTGAGATCAAAAAAATTATTCCATCCTGTCCAGTAAAAATAGAAAATAAATGAACACCTACTATTACACACTATTCATAGCATTTACTGTTGTTGCAGTAATGATGATTGTAGATCAAAATGTAGGTGATTATCTTTTACTTGTTTTTAAAATTATTAAACTAAATTTTGAAAGGATGATCTGGATTATTAGATTTCATCCTTTCTGGATTAGTAATCCTATTGGCAAATGGTGGATGATGAGAAAATACATGAGGACAGTTGAGCAACTGGC